AGCCTTTGTATCTTTAAGCATGACGGCACGGAAGGTTGCAACTACTTCTTCTTTGGTAGTAGCCTTGCCAAACATGTAAGCCAAGGCATCAGGGTTAGTTACTTTTTTCTTTGCCCAGTAACCATACTGACCTTTAGCATCTGTCTGTGCTAAGAACTCAACATCTTTAACGGCAGCGCCTTCACCCTTAAGTGAACGCTCAAGAAGATTGTCCATCTTTTCGGGAGTCATAGCAACTTTGCCAAATACAGCACGAGCCAACTTACCGTTGATGTTCTCGTACATTAAACCTTTACTTGCAATGACTGCACCTTTACCTAAGAAACCAGTAAATGTAAGTGGGTCAATAACAGTTGAGGCAATTAAATCTTGTGTACCAGAAAGAAACTTACCTGTAAACTGGTCATCAAATGCAACTTTGCGGTCATTGGCATCAAAGATGTCAAAGCCTCCAGAAAGAAAAGCAAGGTTATTATCAAGTGCATCAGCAAACCAACCACTACGGTCAGCAGCATTTTTGCCTGGAGATAAAAGGGCAAGTGATGCTTGACCTAAAGAAATTTGTTCTTTGTTAGCAGCAACACGAGTAAGGTAGTTTCCGTAAGATTCGCCTGGGTTCTTATACTTGTTATACATCAAAGGTGTATCAAGTAAATTCTCAACCATTTTTTCACGGACAACTCCGCCCGCTTCGTATGACTTTTCGCCTACATAGAATAAACCTTTAACTGCGCCACGAAGTGGAGTAGTTCCAATTTTGGCTACATTTTTAACAAGGTTTAAACCATCTACATACCATGGGTCATCGTTAGATAAAGTGTTAGACATGTCGTGGATAAGTCCTGGAATACCAGTGAAATCCGCAACACCCTTTGCCATCTTGCCTAGGTTATCGGTCCATGACATTAGACATTAGCCTTTAACCAACGGTAAAAATTACGAGTTGCGTTAGTTGCTGTTGGAGATTCTGCAATACGAGCGTAAATTGGAAGGAACGCTGCAAGTTTTGCCATATCTTCATTTTGCTGTGCACTTAACATACCTGGTGTAGACAGAATTTCTGGTCCTGCACCTGGACCCATTGCTGCACCTGTTGAAGGAAATTCATCTGGGCGTTGTGTCATGGCATCTAAAGGAACAACCTCATCGCCACTGGACATCATTGCTGACATAGCAGAAAGAGTTGGTGTTGGTCCTAGATTAACGCCAGATTTATTCATCTTGGCAGATGTTTGTAATTCCATATTGCCAGCATCACCAGTGCGTTCGTAGTCACTAGACATATATTGCGCTGGTTGTCCTGCACTACCTGCACCGCCTGTAGCGGATACTTGAAAGTTACTTGTTGCTGGTTTTGCCATGTTTGATTTCCTTCGCTATAAGAGCGTTAATAAAATTATGAGCAGTTTTACTCTTGCTCAGGAGGGTTCGCCCCTTGTTTATAGTTGCTGTACGGTGGCAACTAAGCGAAAATTAAACTGCTCGCCCGTGTGTACCTGATGGTTGTGCTGTGAACATTGTGACGGAAGCGCCAGGCTTAGAAGCCTTTGGCATACCGAAATTTGTAGGCTGTTGCACATTTGGCTTTGCTGAGCCACCCTGATTAGCAGGCTTTGATGCCTTACCAGGTTGGTTGTTTGGATACTTTGCTGTGCTTGTGTTTGCCATGGTTTACCCTCCTTCCCTAGATAGGTAGTCGCCGTGCGACTGTTGCTTGTAGATTAGGTTCACCACGAGCACCAAGTGATGCAAGTAGTGATTGAACATCTGGTCTACCGCCTGGGGCAATTTGTCCTGCTGCTACGCCTTGCATACGACCTGATTCAGACAATCCCATACCAAGTTCCGCACCACCTGCTGTAGCCTCTCCTGGCATGCCTTGTTCAGGACTTCCTGTCGCAGGGGCAGCAGCAGGGGTGGGAGCCTCTGGGGTAAACGCCATTTGAATAGCAACTTCAATAGAAGTTCCCTTTTGGCGTTCGCTGATTACGGTAGAAAGTTTGCGTAGGATGTCGGATGGGTCTTGTCCTTGGCTTGCAAGGGCTGGAATTGCTTGTGCGTATGAGGCAATAGCCTGTTTCATAGCATCACGGAGTTCTTCTGTCTCAACCTTTTGTTCTTCATTAGTTGCATTGAAGGAGAAAGGCATCTGACGGCGTAAAAAGTCACGAGAAATTAACTTATCACCACGGGCTTGTAGTCCAAACACGAGTGCACGGTTAGGGTCAAGTCCTGCCATCAAGCCATATTGGACATCTACGGTGTAATCACCCTTAATATCTCGTGTTGGCTTGTATTTAATGTTGTAAGGTGTTCCATTATAGACACCAATGAGTTCTTTCTCTTGGTCGCCAAATAGTTTTTCATCTACTTTAAGACAAAGAGCAAGTAATTCTGTAAATGCACGAGCAAACATTGAGTGTGCAGTCTTGATTTGTGTATCAAAACCACCCATAAGTGCCTTAACACCTTGACCAGTAATGATAGAAGCATCTGAATTACCAGTTCTTGCTTCTGGAAAGCGTGAACCTAAGCGCAGTTCTTGTTCAAGAACTGACTGCTGTGCGAACACATTACTAGGAAGTTCAAGCGGTACTCTGCGAATCTCGTTAGGCTTACTGGAACGCATAATTGCATCTGGTCCAAGGGCTAACTCCTGACTGTCTAATGGCATAGCAATAGGTGCTTGCACTGATTTGGTTGCAGCCTCAAGTGAAAGCAACGCATAGCGTGCTTTAGCAACTTGAATAGCAAGAACATCATCAAATTGTCCACGAGATTGGTCATCAATAGATGGTCGTTGTACAACACGAATCATGCACTCGCCCATTAAGTTAGGTGCACGGTCTAAAACAAGATTGCTGCGGTTAGGCATAAAGATAATATCTTGGTCTTTATCGTGGTAACGCACAATTTCTGAAACAGTAGATGCTGAATTTTTATCATAAATAAGGTGAGCAAGGTCTGGATACTGAGCCATTAGTTCTGTTGTTTGCTTATTTATGCGTTGGAAAAACTGTGTAACACGACCATAGCGGTCAATTACTGGGTAAGAACCAATAGAATCAAGGAACTTAATGCGTGGCATACTCTCATCTAAATCATATTCAACCTGTGCGGGTACGAAACCATAGGTTACATAACGGTCTGCAGCATTAAACATCTGGGTTTGAAGGTCTGAGAAGTTAACAATGCCGTTAACAATCTCACCACGCTTGTCAGCCTTTTTGCGTTTTTCTTCTGATGCCATTGAAGTTGATGTACAAGAGAAGGAAGGCAAAGGTGCAATCACTTCTGCAATATCACGAGCAGCAATATCAACCATGTTTGCCACGATAGGGTTTTCAAAAGGACCATCGGGGAAAAGGTCTGGGTAGACATCACGCATTTTTCCTTGGCGAACTTGCAATACCTGGTTCATGCGTTGGTCACGGTCATCAAATGACCTGCGATAGCGCTGATAGGAATTGGTAATATCATCCATTGAAAGCGGCATATCCACCTCCTAACTTAGTTATATGAGTAATCAGACAAACTAACAGTGAACTGTTGAGATTTGTCATATCGTGTATGGAACATGGACTTTGCTGCATGTGTGCGGGCAAAGTGAGTAGCATTTGCAATACGGTCACGGGCTGCAAGTTCTGCAAACCAAAAAGCCATAACGCAGTCAGTCTTTTGTGACTTAGGCGCATCTGGATACCAAGTAACCAGTTGTTCTATCAAAGCCTTTAAGCCTTCGGACATGTGAGTAGATGGGAACTCAATAAGGTTCGTACCATCTTCATGCCCATGGAACAATGAAGTAAGAGATGCCACACCGAAGTCTGTATCCCATTTATTGTTTCCAGTATGGTGTTCTTTGAGTGTGGCACCCCTTGCTGTGAGGTATTCCCGAACCTCTCGGTCCTGAGTTAACATTGCTTGAAATGCATTTTTCTCAACACGCCACTCAGAAATCCCGTACTTGTCGGTCCAATCCTTAATTACTTCACGGATTGCATCGGGCTTCATGCCCTGCACATTGGACACATCAAGTAGGTAACGCTTTTGATTGTTAATGTCAATAGCCAAACAAACACATGCGGTATATCCAGCCATTGCTGGGTCAAGCCCTGCAACAACTACAAGTCCATCCATACCTTCTGGTCGGTTACCTGCTTTGTTCTTTGGGATGATGCCGATATTTCGTGCCCCATTAATAACGCCTTTAACGGAGTCACCTGGGAATACTGCATCTTCATGTACCTGTTGTTGTTGATAAACCATTGCCCAAAGATTGGGTGACATACGACTACGCTTTTTAAAGAGCGCTTCGCCATCCCATTTAACATAAAGTCCGTTTTCATCTGGCACGCCTTTACCTGATACAGGTGGCATATTTGTTTTAGCCCAGAGAGTTTTCCAGTCTTTGTGTTCATCACTAAATTCTAATACCGCAGGTTGTGCGAAGTAAGTCCAGGGAGATGTCTCATCTGGGTAGCGCATAGGGTCACGCAATTCAGAGTATAAGTCCTTTGGGCGAAGGCGAGTACCTACGACAAGTAACTTACCCCCGTCATTGTCAATACGAGACATAACCTCAGACTGAATCCAATCAATCTGCTTTTCATATTCATGGGCGTTGGTATGGTCAACACAGTCATCCATGATAATCAGGTCAGCACGGGCACCGTAGATATGACCACGAATACCAATAGCCTGAACTGTTGGGTCTTTTTCACCAGAGTTACGAGCCTCGGATGATAGATAAATTAAGTCCTGCTTCCACGAATCAGAGTTCTTTTCAAATCCGCCTGGAGGTCCAAAGGCGAGGTGTAAGTCCTGATAACGAGGATGGGTGAGTCTGTTCTTAATGGAGAGCAGGAACTTTTGCGCCATAGCCTGTGTCTTGGATACAACCAAGATACGGATGTTAGGGTTACGGCAAATCTGGTATAGAGCATAGTTGACTGTAATAGTCGTAGACTTAGCATGCTCAGGCGGTGTATTGATAATAATTAAATCAGGGTCGCCAGGTTCATAAATAATACTTGGGTGTACTTCGGAGGGGGTGGTACCCTCCAATAAATCAATCCAGTGCTTCTGATGGGTAAAGACTTCTACCCCTAGGTACTTAGATGAAAATTCTGTAAACGATGGCAGTTCGGTGGTTGATTGACCTATCTCGCCACGGGCGGTCATAGACCGCACCTTGTCTACCTGGAGTGAGAAGGAGGGGTCCGTCTTTCGGTAGTACTCATAAGTTTTGATAGAGCGCCCCACGGCATCCATAGCCTTTTGTGTGGAGTAGCCTTCCATTAAAAATTCAATAATCTGCTTCTTTATGGCATCCGATTTATGGGATGCAGCAGTAGTTCTTTTTCTTTCCATAGGCAGTGTAGCGAATCCGCTATATGTTAGATTCGCAGCATTTCCTTTCCTAACCGTAGGCTGAAGCCCTAAGGCGGAAGCCGTAGGTTAGGGCATTAACTAGGGGGGAGCCTAAGGCTCCCTATGCACTAAGCAGTAGGGCGTAATATGTAAAGCCCTACACTATAGTATTAGGTGTCCGAAGGACACTTTTTGGACATCTTTTTCTAATATATTTTTTGTTGCCTATGCCACTGCACTATAAGTGCTGGTCAGCGCCACATTACGACCCCTATCAAAGTTATGTGGGTAGATACACATACATACATACACACACATATTTAAAACCCTGGGGTCGCTGACCCCGCAAAGTCTCTGCTATTTACGAGGATGCAAAGCCCTTGCCCCGCTTTACAGGCAAGAACTAGGGGCAAAGCAAGGCGAGCACGCACGCATGCGACAACTAAGCACGCTCGCCCTTAATCGGGGGGCATCGGGGAAGAATCTCGCCTCGCCTCGTGTGCTCGTCTCACATATTGAGACACGCTCACCATGCGGGGGGCAATGTGAAGCGCATCACATCCCACGCTCAACCTCGGCAATGTGACGGACATCACATGCCAAATGGTAGGGAACACACCCCGAGCAATGATTTAATTCTCTCATCGCTTAAGTCACAAGGACTTAACGAGACAGGAGAAGAAGAAATGACACAAGCAACACAAGCAAAGACAGGCAAGGCATCAAAGGCGGAGGCACTCTCAACAATTACCAAAGCCCTTGAATCTGCTCATGAAATCATCAAAGCGGAGACAGGCGCCCCTCGTGCCACTCTTTTAGTTACCCGTGACCTAAAGGGCAGAAAAGGACATTTCACCCCTTTTACACCATGGAACAATGGCGGAGAATCCTTTAATGAAATTGCTTTCAATCTTGAGCATTTCACAACACCAGAAGAATTACTTTCTACCTTGTTGCATGAGGTGGCTCACTCCTTGAATCATGCCAATGGAATTGAAGATTGCTCATCTAACCAATACCACAATGCCAAATTCAAAACACAAGCCGAGGCGTTAGGTCTTAAGACCGAGCAAACCAAAAAGGGATATAGCGCAACAACTTTAACCGAGTTAGGCGCTAAGCGATGGAAGAAGGCGCTCACCATCCTTGCCAATGCCTTTGACCTTGTTGCACTAGGTGGCGAGCAGGCAAAGCCTAAAGGCAGAAACACCAACTTAATCAAGGCACAATGCGATTGTGAGAACACCATCCGCCTAAGCCGAACAGTCTTAGAAATCGGTGTGACATGCAACGCATGCGATGAGATTTACAAGGAGGCTTAAGACTTAAGACAGAAAGCCCCCGCCCGATAAGTCGGCACAGGTTCACGACCTACGGGGGCACGAACTCTCAATCTAAAGTTGAGGGTTAGGTGTGAGGAACATCACATCGGAAATGGTAGGAATCAACCGCCGATTGTGAAAGAATCAGACCACAAAGCACGACACACAGCGGGAAAAGTTCCCGTTATGTATTAAGACAGGAGAAAAAAATGTCACAAGATACACCCGCAGTTCTTCAATTCGTTGAAGATTATTTACTCGTTACAGATAACGAGGCGGAGAGTTACCAAGCAATTCAAGAAATGCCCGAGTTACTAGCGGGTAACATGTCGGGATTATCTGACCGCTTACGGGAAGAATTTGAGACTTACATCTCCCAAGTTGTGGAAAGAGAACGAGAGAACGGACACGAGGCGGGAGCCTTGCTTATCTCTCAGTTACTAATCGGCTGGGGTTCTGCAACCTTTGACCGAATCGCCCGCCATTACATCGGACTTAAGACAGAATCAGAGGTGGCATAAATGGCAACAGTTACGAAATACGCCCACAAGGTAGAGATTCTGCACGAGCCATCTTTTGAAGGCTTTGAGTTCACCTTTACGGCAGACGAGAACACAGACCCCGCCGAAATCTTCAAGCAACTATGCCATGACTTAAGCATCATCGTGCACAGCGTTGAAGAAGTTGAAGAAGAATTAGAAGATAACGAATTGTTACTTAAGACAGAGGAGGTGACAGCATGAAGATTACATTTAACCTTTACAGTGGAAGCGGTTTTGAATCTAAGAACACACTAAGCGCAGAGGATTTTGCAGAGTTTCGCAAACTAGCCGAGACTCTCAAACAATCAGTAAGAATTGTGAGTGTGTCTTAATACAGAACTAAACATGTGACTAACATCACAGCCCTAAATGCTTGACGAGCACGAGGTGAGCGAGGCACCATTAGGGCACGACATAAGGCAGGAGATACTTGCCCTATGTATTAAGACAGGAGAACAAAATGGCAACATGGATTAACGCAAAGGGTGACACCATCACCACAAACGGAACTATTTACACGATTACAAAGAACGGACACGCCTCTCATTGTGATGTTGCAAGATGGAGCATGACAGCCGAGAAATGGATTAGAAACGACATAGCCTCAGGGTATTACAGCGATTTTACCGAGGTGCTAGAACAATCATTACTTAAGACAGAAGATGCATCATGACCGAGACAATCTGCGGAGACTGCCTCATCCCCCTATCCACATGCCAACATGCAAAGGAGTACAAGCGATGAAACTAACACGCCGAGGCTGGATAGTTCTAGTAATTATTCCCGCAATCATAGTTCTAATCGGATTCCAATATGTCTTAAGTCAGATTTGGTGGGTCGGTGACGGCTACTGCTGGGGTGACATGTGGACATGTAACAAGGATGGACTAAAATGAGTAAGACATATCACTATGTAGTTATGTTTGATGAAGAAACAAATCACTGGAGTATAGATGTAGACGGAGAGGAATCAGCCTTTCCCAATGGCACAATCTATGACGACAACGAAGGATGGCTCTATGGATATGCAGGAGATGGCAACTTCGTAGGTCAAGAACAAGAACTTAGCGAACAGTTAAGTCAAACACTAGACAAATGGAACTTATTACTTAAGACAGGTGACTAACATCACATGCAAAATGCTTGACTTACTTAGCCACCAACTGGCAGAGTAAGAACTACCAACTAGACAGGAGAAAACAAATGAAAGTAAAAACAAACAGAGTCTTTGCTTACATAGCAAACTCAGATGGCACACGAGGAAGTGGCGAAATGATTTGCCCCAAGTGTGCACTAGATGTACCAACACCTCTTGAAGGGTGTCAGTCAAATGATTACTCTTTCGGATACGAAGTGCTGGGTTGTAACTGGTGTGGCGAAACCCTCAATACACCATTTTAAATTAACTACTTAAGACAGGAGAAAACAAATGGCACTACCCGAACACACACTTGAAGCACTAACCAACGGGCACAACAACATGGAGTTCAACGAAGATGGACACATGACTAGCGCACATGGGTCAGGTGTGGATTTATATGTCCTCATTTCACTCATTGGCTGGATTAAGTTAGAACTTAAGACAGGTATGAAGATGACCCGTCATGGGAGCACACTTAAGAAGGCTAACGAAATGCTAGGCACTAACTACAAGCGTAAGCAACAAGCGCTTGACCACCTTGAATCATTGCTATCAGTTCTTAAGACAGAAGATGCATCGTGACTTATGGTTGCGGTGCATATACCTGCGTTACTTGCTACCCGTTTACATATCGCTGTGAACATGGCAAAGATTACGATAAGCCAATACCCCATGGCGAACTTGTGCCTGATTGTGAGTGTGAATAATGAATAGCATTGAACGCAAAGTAATACAACAACGCATCAAGCGTGCAAGAGAACAGCGCAACGCCACTATCAACAACGAGGACTTTGATTACTGGCATGCATTGTATGAACATTACACATCATTACTTAAGACAGGAGAAAACAAATGAGTGAGCCACGCTACTTAGAGGGTGACGATGTAGCACTTGGTATAAATCAAGGATGCGATAACTGTGATGAGATAGACTGCGGGTGCGGAGAGCCTGACCCCGACAGATTGTACGATGAGATGGGAGAAATGTAACATGGCAATACATGAAGTAGAACTAAAAGGTATAGAGGTAGGAGCATTACTTAAGACAGAAACTGCATACGACAAGGACATGAACCTAACCTTTGATGGTAAAGAGATACGAGTTATCCTGCATTGGGATGACCACGATGGCTTTGAGATTCAATGGCTTGACCTTGAAGGTAGGTGGATTAGTGCGCCATGGTGGGCTGATAAGATAGAAGAAGATGGAGAGATGTCCGTTGGATATTTCCTTGATTCATTAGAAGCACACACTAAGAAGGAGATGCCATGACTATTCTTATGCAATGTTTAGGGTGTGGCATAGTTGTAACTAACCCAAGAACAATGAATTATATGTACGAGAAGTGTGACTTCTGTACTGATAAACAAAAAGAGATGGAAGAAAGAGCGATAGATTCTTACTTACATGCCGAAGCCGAAAGAAAGTTGGAGCAAGATGTTTAAGGGCTTAAGACAGATACATCCACACGCACGACTGTGGATTGCAACAGCCTCAATCTTAGGACTCATCTTAGTTCTTAAGACACCACCAATATTCATTGAACCACCACATGGCAAGGTGGTTGCGTATTATCAGAACGATTACCAACGCTACGCTGTGGATAAACTGATAGAAAGAAATCAACTTGAACAATACTCATGCCTCTATGAATTGTGGATGAAAGAAAGCAACTGGCGACCAATGGCACTAAACAAATCAAGTAAAGCCATGGGTATTGCACAGTTCATGCCACAAACATGGGTTAATCTAAAGATTAAACCAACAACTGACGGCTATGCTCAAGTTGATGCTGGCTTGCTTTATATTGACAGGCGTTACGGAAAGACAGGTGGTATATGCCGAGCATACGCTCATCATTTGGCAAAGAACTGGTACTGATATGGAGATTAAATTCTTTCGTGTCTTAAGCAAGAAACCAGCACGCTCAAGGGGTGAGGGTTACACCGCCATTGAGTTACGCTATGACAGTAACCAATTCAAAGGTGCATCATGCTCAGGTATAGAGACAGACTTCTTCTACCCAGCACAAGATAGGTTTGAGGCTGGCGAAGCGGAGTTACTCAAGCGTATTTGTGTTGATTGCCCAGTCATGGAAGCCTGCCTTGAGTGGGGCATAGCGATGGAAAGGTATGGGATATGGGGTGCTACGACACCTAATGAAAGGTTTGGTATACGCAAGAGACTCAACATCATTGCCTCTGACCCTCAACACAACTCATGATATGATTGTTTGGCACACCAGCCCTTGCGAAGGGGAAGCGTAGCGGTTGGTGTGCATAGAAAAGCCCATCAGATTCTCTCCTGTCTCTGGTGGGCTTCTTTATGTATTAAGACCTAACTCTTTAGCCAACATAAATACTTCATCACTTAAGTCATCAAGAGTTCCATCGTTATAGATAACATGACTAAACATATAGTTATCCATAGCATGTTCAGATGTGTGATGATTAACTGCGGTGTTATTCCTGCGGTTGATACGCCACACAGTACCGCCAAGTTTCTTTATTGCATCAGCCTCATTAGGAAAACGCACATCACTAATAACAACACGGTCACCCTGTCTTAAGTCAGATAGTGACATCTTAATCCACACATCATTGCCAATCATCTTGCGACCAAAATCAGTACCTAATACCTGCAATAGACGGCGAACCTCAGGGTTTTTCTTTGCTATATCCCAACCATAGTCATCTACTAAATCTGCAACACGAGTGATGCTATCTAATCTAGGGTTGATAATTTGTAATGCATGTCGCATCGGGTCAGCAAATGCTCGGCGTTCGTAATCGTAATTAAGACACAACAAGTTAGCGGTTGCATCTTTACCTGACTGTGCGTACCCACTCAAACCTATAATCATTGGCAACTCCAGCAGTAGTAAGGTGTTCTTACTGATGATTCATCTACATGAAATTCTTTGGCGCAATGAAAACATTTAACATCTATTTTATTCTCACTCATTTCTTTATGTATCCAATCTGTTTGCGTTTGTACCAAATTATTTTATCACCTGCTACATAGATGTAGTATCCAATATCGTTTAAACATATACCAATATAATACAATGGCAGTCCTATTAAGTTCCATGGTTTCATGCGTTGGTACTTGGGTCTAATCATTATCAGGTTTCCTATATCTACGATTGTTCCATTGAGGTTGTTCGCCACCAACACGCTCTTGTAACTTGGTAAGTGCACGAGATACACGCTTACGGATAGCCTCATCGCTAATGGAATACTCAATAGCAAGTGCATCTATATCAGTGCCACCCTCTGCAAACCTACGCTCTAATAAAATTTTATCTTGTTCAGGTAGTTTACTAAGAGCAAAAGATACATCACTCAACATAGCCTCACGATTCATACCTTCACTTGGTTTACTTGTCTTACTAACAAACTCACCTTCGGGATTGTGCGCTATAGATTCAACCCAATGCTCATAGTTCCATACATCTTTAAGTAACTCTTGCAAGATTTCATGTGTGTAATAGAAAGCATCTGATGGTATGGACTTAGCACGATGTGCTCTTTCTCTAGCAGCATACTTCTGTGATTCATTATTAAAAGTACGCTTAAGTTTAAAGACAAGAGAATCTTGTGACTCCCACTCCTCTATCTTGTGCCAATGTTCAGCAGCCCAAAGGTTGAGGTGTTGGAATACATCATCTGATGTAATAAGATTGCGATGAATACGAACACATCTGTTAGCCGAGAGACGGGCACATCTGTATACTGTTTCCCAAAGTAATTCTCTCTCGTTACTCATCTCGCATTTTCCTCATTGCTTCTAGTAGATTATCAACTGTGATTAGGTAGCCTTTGCTTCTGTTTGGGGGTATCTCACAGGTTATCTCTCTACCGAAGTGCTCTATCGCATAGTGTACATGAGATGTGGGTACCATAAGGACACCTTTCTCTAATACAAACGCCCAGTATTCAGCCTCAGTTATATACAATCCTGATAGTTCCCATGATTGTGAACGCTGATACCAACACGATATTTCTATGTATACATTGCCAGTTGACCACCACTTACGGTCACGCTTTACTTCTATAGTCTTACCTTCGGTAAGTAAATCCTCTACTAATTTCTCACCAGCCTGTCCATGGCGAAAGTCAAGGTCAAATGATGAGAGGTCAGTCATGTCTTAAACACCAATTCTTCTGCGTAATCCTTCGGCACCCTCTTGTAGGTATACATCATTAACATCTTGACCCTCAGGCATAAACACAGGAAACACATTGTCTAGTTCACGACTTAGATTCTTAGCCATTTCTCTGCCTGCATTGTCACCGTCACATAGAAGAATAACTTTATCCCAATCAGCAAGGACTCGTGAGTAAAAAGGTTTCCAGTTGTTAGCCCCTGGCAATCCAACTGCAGTGAACCCAGCCTGTGTAGCAACCACAGTATCTAACTCACCTTCACATACAATCAGTACATCATCATCTCTATTGAGTGCGTTGATATTAAAGATATGGGTAGTAGCACCTGGTCTTGACATGTACTTGGGTCCTGATGTGTCAATACCTAATGAACGAAAGCGAATATCTATAGCACCAGCAGGAGTTAGGTAGGGGATACTAAGTTTTCCAACATAGGGTTCATGCCCCATCTCTGGATTTTTTACGAAGCCGAGGTGAAATGTACGAGCCGTCTGTTCTGTGATACCTCTGCTCTCCAGATACGGAAGAATCTCCACGATGTTTTGAGCGTAGTTCTCCGTTGCCCTCGCCAGTAATTCTCTCTGCAATTTGCTTAGCCTCATTGAAAGTAACTCCTTCTTTTTTCATAATGATTGAGTACACATCGCCAGCCATGTCACAGCCGAAGCAACGGAACCCACCGTTTTCTGTATTAAGACGGGCAGACTTTACTCTGTCTCCGTGAAAGGCGCACCGTACTGTTACCCAGCCACGCTTGCCTTGAGGTATATCAAATCCGTAATGTTCTAGTACTTTGCCGAGGTCATGTTTAGAGTTTTGCAATAACATCACTGAGCCTCTGCACTACATAGGACTCCTCAATGCCTTTGTTAGAAGCCTTGATGATAACCAATGGTGTTGGTGCTAACTTTAACTTCTTAGCAACACGATAGTTCTCTGACTCTACTTGTGCCTCACGAATCCAACCAGATAAATCTACCTTGCCATCACGCCGTGGTGCCTTGGCTTCAATGACATAAGAATCATTTGTTGTCTTAAGAAAGACATCACCTATATCGTTGCGACCAGCACGAGGTAACCTTTGTGCTTCGTATTCTTCTTCAATAAACCAGTCAGCCAAATCAATTTCAAAGGCTGCTCCTCTGCGTTTATTTGCTTGCTGTTGTGTCGCCATTTGTCTGCCTTTCTGCTGCAGCAGCAGCCTGCCAGTATAGTGCGTAGTAATTCTCATCATAAGCAAAACGCTTCATGTGTTTAACAACTGCACCTGTGTGTGCATACACATCAACACCTGCCTTTTTTAAGTTGCGAAAGAACACAATGTCCTCGCCAATATATTTATCTCCTAGTCCTTCTTTCTCAGCAAACACTGAATAGTCAGGTGAGATAGCACGCAACTTAGGAACAACATTGCGGTGCATAAGGGTTAAACCTAAGCCAGCACAATCAATCTTAACTACTTCATCCTTGGGTAGTGGGTGAAGATACTTAATTTCATACTCACTTACCTCATTAAATAAAGCAGGCATGGGTTGCATCAACGATGACTCCATTTGCTTGGAGATAAAGTAAGTGCCACACACAACTGGCTTAGTATTTTTATCGGCTATCTTCCATAGCATGCCAAGTACATCAGTGGTAAGCACAATGTCAGAATCAACCCATAACAACCAGTCTGTCTTTACTTTGTCATACCACATATCAAGCAGGGCTTGGCGTTGTCTGCCAATCTGATTACCTTGCACACGAATAGCATTGTTAATTGCCATCTTGTGACTGGGTGCGGTTACCGTGGTGTACATAATACCCTCGGCAAACTTGCCATCTACCATACCGTTATCACACCAGCCGATAGATAATGTTTCTTGATTACTGTTCGCCATCTATATTCTCCGTTTCATCTATCGCTCTTAGTGCACTCTCTCCCATTTCCTTAAAAGAAATAGAGAGGTTAATTAAATTAACTGCTATTGCATTGTTGCAATCAGGTCCATGGTCCTCTTGCAAATGCCTTGCCAACTGTTCAACATAATCCGCATACTGCATGGCTTCCAACCAAATAGTATTTGGGTCATAGATTTGTTTACTTGTTTCTTCAACTTGTTCTATGACATTAGGTAGTTCGCTAAGCAGGGCTTCCTGTATCTCCTGAGGTACTTGGAACTTCGTCATCGCTTTCCTTAATTCCTTTTCCGAAAGCAACAATGTCTCCGTTTTGGTGGGCTTGCCATTGTTCTTCTGTGAGGTCTTGAAACCGACCAGTCTCTTTATTTTGCCAAACAAGTGCTCTCCATCCGACTATGTATGTAAGTGTGCGAGGTACTGTCATAAGTTGTGCCTTAATATCAGTCAACAATGGGGCTGTTGGTACTGCAATTTCATCTTTAACTTTATCTACTGGGATTTCGCCATCGTTTTGTACAACAGTTAATTCCCATGGACTATCTATTGGTGTGATAATCATTTCACCCATCTGCTTCTCCTTAAGGTTGTCCTACATCTAGTATCTGCATGCTTGCGGGGTCGTATGAAAGCCATACGGGTGTGCCACCTGTGGCATCGGCTGGTCCGTAACGATTCTTTACTGCACATACACCAAGAGTTGATACCTGATTGTGTACTGTAAGAATAAGCGAAGGTGTCTGTGCTACTTTTCCATGAAGTGCTTTTTGTGGGGGGCAAGGATTACCAAGTACACCTTCTGATGTGTGATGACAAACCACAACTGCTGCACCTGTCTCTCTTGCCCACCACTTAAGTTCTTTCATTAAAGTACGCAAGCCACCCCACTCGTCTTGGGAATCCATCGTTACATCTACTGCGTTATCTAACACAATCAAACGAACATCCTCACCTAAGCGCTCACGAGTAGCAAGTACTGCATCCTCAATATCTTTAAGCGTTGGTGCAGAATCAAACTCCCAGTAGATATGGTCGGCAGGCTTAAGCATTTGTGCTGCCCAATCCCTGTCCATTTCCATTAGTGGTTCAACCTCTGACTGTGGCTTGCCCGTTAATAATGCAAGCAAACGAAGGCTCATCGTGTGTGAGTGTGTATCCGCTGAGATGTAAAGAGTAGGCACTCCTGCCTTGACTGCCAAGGACAGAGCAAGCGTTGACTTGCCTGCCCCTGGCGGTCCAGCAATCATGCTTACTTCGCCGTAACGGATTGCTATTTGTTGAGCAGCGAGAGAGTGCCACACCGCTGGAAGGGTTGCACCCCCTCGTGATTCTGTCTTAATAGCACGGCTGAGTAGGCGCATGGTTTATGCAGGCACCTTGTTTTTGCAAGCCTGACCCTGAGGTAGTGGACATGCATAGAAGCCTTTATAGGGGCGACCAGTTGCTTTAGCAATACCTGCTGGAACTAAACGCATTGGCACTCCACCGCATGCTCCACCCGTGCAAGTTGGTGCTGCTGCACCTGCTGGCTTATAGCCTGCTGGTGCTGGATATGAAGGTGCAACGGCTGCTACTGCAGAGTGGTTAACAACTTCTGGCTTAAGACCTGAATTTGATACTGCACAGATTGCATCAATGGTTGACTCAAGGTCAGCGATTGAAGCAATACGAACTGTTAAACCATCAAGGGCTTGGTCAAGTTCTGCCTCTGATGATGCACGGATGTTAAGCAAAGAACCCTTAGGTGTCTTTACATTGATTTGATATAGCGGTTCAGTCATTTGTTTCTCCTATAGGTATTTCGGGATAGAGGTGTGAGTCTTTTCCACCCACTGCATAGCATGATGAGTTTACAGGGCATGTGCCACACATAAACCCAGGTGCTGGTATAAAGATTTTGTTAGTCACTGCTATTTCAAATCCCTTAACCCAATTACCAAGGCGTGCCTCAGTAAAACGGTCAAGAGAAACAGGTTGGGTAAGTTCACCTGTGCGAGCCATGAAATAACTACCAAGTTGTGGGCGAATACCAAAGGTTTTCTCCACAAGTATGGCGTAGATACCAAGTTGTGTTTGAGACTTAGGCTCAGCACTTCCTGTCTTAATATCTACAATTACTAACTCTCCTGATGGTGCAACCATTACTCGGTCAAGGAACGCTTTAATGTTAACGCCCCTAATTATTTGGTTCATTTCAGTTTCAATAGCGGGGATGCCAGCGGGAGTATCCCAAATCTTCCAGCCACTTTCTTCTCTGAATTGAATCCAGTAATCAACCATCTTTGGTCCATTAGCAAGCCACCAATTAGCATCTTCCTTATTAGGATTCGCTTTGGTTTGTTTGCCACCAGCACGCCAAGACATGCCGTTATCTGCCATTTTGTAGTTGTGTTCCCATCGCTCTTTAAATACAGCAACGGGGTCAAAACCCTCAGGCTTTATGTCGTAGTATTCCGTGCACTCATGTACTGCTTTACCCCCTGCTAACCAGTATGATGGCGCTTCGGGCACATGGACTACACGGGATAGGTAATACTGCCACCCGCACCCAAGCCATGTAGACATGGCGGAGTGGGATACATAGTTCTTACCCGTAACCAGTTCAAGTGTCATTGTTTCTCCTTCAATAGAGGAGACTACTACACAATCTCTGCTCTATTATGCGACACGCCAAACAGAATTACACGATTGTAATTAAAAAACCGTTACACTCCTGTTCGTGTTGAACAGGATAAATAGAACTGCAGCGAGGCTGCTAAGCCGAGCAGGTGTAGTTGATAAATATAGTGGAGCAGACCTGCGTAACCTAGGTCCAATACATGTATGTATGTGTGGCTCCCGCTTATTTAAAGTGGGTTGTATGTTTGAAGATGGCGAAATAAGCATGTGGTTTGTAGATGGAGAGTGTGCTTTATGTGGAGCCTTAGTCAAGGTGCCAACACCAGTTGATGAGATGATATAAATGATTGAATATATTTTTTTAATTTTTGTTTATGTCTTAAGCAATACAATTATGTTTAAAATTGGTTTTAAATACGGTATTAAGACAGAACAACAGGCTCGCCTTCGTAGGTTAGCAACCATAAAGAAATTATTAAATGGCAAAATATGATTACAGATGCGCCGTATGCGGTGGAGTGCAAGAGATAGACAAACCAATGGGCAGCGACTGGGCTCCAGTCTGCTGTGAAACTTCTATGACACAGGTTTATAGCGCTGTGCCAGTAAAATTCAATGCCTCAGGATTCTACTCCACAGGGGGATAAGCCTAAGCAGCATAGATTGCTCCTTAAAAATCCAGACAAACGGTGGGGTATCTGTGCAGTATGTGGACCCGCAAGATTAAAAAAGAAACAATATGGGTGGTCTTGTAGAAATAAATATAACTTATATCGTTCCAGTCAATTTAAAAATAAAAAGGATTATTGTGAGTTGTGTGGCTTTGTTGCAGAACATCGCAGTCAATTAGATGTTGACCATATAAACGGTGACCATTTAAACAATGAACCAGATAATCTCCAGACATTATGTGCTAACTGCCATCGCTTAAAGACCCAACAAAATAAAGATTGGGAAAGCAAAAAAACCCCCCGCTAAAAAAGCGAGGGGCTAATCTGTTTAAACTATTTGCTACTTAGCGCCTAGTCCGTATTCTTTTTCTGTCTTGTCTGCCCACTTTGCAGCAGGTGCAGCAAGTGAACCAATTAAAATTGCATATTGTGGTGCTACATCAGCAGCAAGGGCAATGCCCATGGTGACAGCAGATGCAAGAACTGCACGAAGATAGGACTTAAAGGCTGCTTTAGTCTTTGGGTCCTTTAGTTTTTCAATTAGGTCTTTCATTTGTTGCTCCATTTCGGTTTACCAAAACCCACAGCAAACACTGCAAGTTTTCTTTTGTTGTCTTTCTTGTACGCTCTAATCCTAATGGCTACTTCACCACCATTACGCTCAGAACCCTTCTTTTTTTCGGGTGTCGTATTGCCTTCAATGGTAGTAATAGTTCCATCAAGGTTGTCTTTAAGCACAATACCTACATGGTCTACTGGATTACCGCCCTCAACAAAGTCAAAGAACACAATGTCGCCAGGCTTAGGTGATGCCGTGGCTGCGTTGTTCCATCTACCCATGCCTTGAAATCCTGCCACGCCTGCTGGAGTAAAGACAAGGTTAGGTAGTTTTAATTTAACCTGAGCAGCACACCACATAACAAATGAACCACACCATGGCTGACCATCATGTTTAGTAAACGCACCATACTTAGTTTTATTGTTAGGTACCTCTACTGTGCCAACTTCCTTTTGTGCTACTGCTAAGAAGTCATCAACTTGTGCCATTAGTTTTTATCCTTGTTTGTTTCTATGTCGTAATGAAAAGCATTTGAATCTTCTGTAACCCATTTCTTTTTATCTTCAACATCCCATTTACGGTCATTGATTATCCTATGAATAAGTGGGTCACCATATTTAGTTGTATATGATGGTTCAAAAACAAATATTCTGTTGTTAGGTTGAATAGCAAAGTTGCCATCATCTCGCTCTATTACATGACCACACTTGTGTTCATCGGGAGTTTCTGAGTATCCGTCATCAAGTCTATTAGAGTCAGGGTTATGCCAGTCAAGGGTAAAAAGATACTTACCACTAATTTTATTTCTATCTCTATCTGTATAATGAAGGCTTAAGTTTGTTAGATTAGCAAACTTAGTAGCAGTTATGTATGGACTAAAAGAGTTCCAAAGAACTAAGTTATATAGGCTTACCTCTGGTACTCCTGGTTCGCTGCAAAAAGCATTGATAGGCATACGCCACCAAAGACCACCATCTTCCATCATAAAATGAAATAGCGGGCTTCTGTTTTGTACGCTACTTACTCCAAAGATTACGCAAGGGAAATACTTATCGTGACTATCCTCTTGATTGCGTAAAAAGTTACCTCTTACATAACAACTTATTGGTGGGATATTAGCGTTTAATTCTGGCATTTATTTTTTATCTTTACTTATTAAAATCTGATACAAAATTTCTACTTTTTCTTCTAATCTAATAACGGAGTCTTTTAAACTTGCGCCTGAATTGGGCTTAAGTTCATACAGATAATGCTTGACTAACCATCTAATAGAACCAGCAAACGCAGTTACGATTGCAATGATAGATACAATTAGTCCAGCCCAATTTGCAGTAGTCATTACATTGTTCTCCTTATACGACAGTTCTGGCTATGAGCGTAATGATTCCGCCAAAGCCTGTGTAGTTACGATTAGCAGGGGTAGAGCGAGTGAAGGTAACTTGGTCAATAATGACTTCGGTTGGCTCTCCACCTTGGTTAAAGTCTTGAAGAATAACTGTTTGTCCGTTGGCTTCAATAGTTTCTAGTGCGTTTAAACGCTCTCTTGAATAGCCCTCGTAACCAATAATGTTACCTGTCTTATCTGTTTCTTTGTCATAACAGAACAATGGAATCTGTAACACACGAGCACGGGTAGGTGTTGGCAAAGCCTTAACAGCAATACCTACCACTACTGGACCAGTGGTTGCGCTAGTAGAGTTACGGGTAAGATTAAGTTTAAACGATGCATCTGGTCCTGCTGTTGCATAAGCATCGCCTAAATCAATATCTGCAGCAGTGCTGATTCCTTCGTAAAGTGTTGCAATAACGGTGTCGGAAGTTGGACCAATTTTATAGATTTCAATATCACCACCTGCTAAATCATTGGTAGTACGAATACGAATACGCTTCCATGCTTTGTTCTCCATAGTGTCATAGCGGATACGAGCAGTACGGATTACTCCCGCTTCAACTAAATCTGTTGGATGTTGTAACCAAATACCTGAACCAGAAATTGCAAAAGCAACCTGATTATTATTACCTAAAATACGAACGGCGTTTACCGTACCAGTAACACCATTTGCATAGGCATCCGTTGCACGAGCGTACATACCACTGAAAGTGGCTTGATTATTTCCTATAAATGAAATTGGTTGACCAAGGTTAATGCGTGTAGTTCCAGAGTTAGAGTTTACTTGGTTAGTATTGCTTGCCCAGATATAAGAGTCACGCCCTTCAAAGTCATAGACACCGTTCTCATTATGAAATACCAATGGTCCATATTGCATGTCACCGTTTTGGTCTAGGGTTGCAATGCGAGCGCCCTTGTTTGTACCAACCATAATATATGTACCAAGGTAGGAGTAAAGAGATAAAACAACTTCACCTCGTGGCAATGTGGCAGCGGTAACAATAGTGCCTAGTGCACCAGTATTATCTACTGCTAATTTAAAAATACTAGAGTGTTCACCTGCATAGCCACCAAGGTAGATTGCATTAGTTCCTTCGGTAATAGCACTCCAATCCCACAAAGCGGGCATAATAGTTGAACCATTAATAAGTGTTCCGCTTGTAGCGTTCATTGCTGGTTTAATGTCAACTGCTGCTCCGCTACCTTTACTATTAAAAGTAAGTTGATAGGCTGAGTAAGTTCCATTAGTAAATCCAAACGCAGCAACAATACGGCTTTTAACATACTTAAGAGTTACATGGTCTGCCGTTAAGGAATCGTATGTATAATGTTTATGTGTTGTGCCGTCAGATAATTTAACATCATAGATGCCAGCGGTTGTAGCAACATACATAAATGTACCATCTGATGTAGTAGCAAGGATTGTTTCATTGTTAAATGATGAGAAATTAACTAAGGCTGTAGATGTGCCAGAACTTGTAATCTTATACATTGCAGTAACAGGGTTAAATGTTATACTTGCTCCACTGGTTACGCTTCCAGTAGTGGCAGCGGAAATAGTTATACTACCTGTGGTAACCGTAGATACCGTTGTGCCAGAAGTAATACCAGTTGCGTTTGCTACATATCCAACAACTATGCCAGCAGTGCTGGCTACCGTAATAGTTGTAGCGCTTGTGGCTGCAGTTGCAGCAGCAGTTGTAGTAATAGCAGGTGCCATATCAGTGGCAACAAGAAAAGCAACACCAGCATCACTAGCGCCTGTATCTACCTTACATTTACCAGTAAAAGCCTGAACAAGTGTGGTCTTTCTAAGTAGGCTTATCTCACCTGGAGTCCAGACATCTATGCCGTGTGAATCACGATAGCGAAAACGAACTTCGGCATCGTTGCCTTCCATTGGCTCAGCAAATAGAACACCCTCACCGTAGTGCCATGATGATTGTGAGCGTGTCCAATAGCCTGAGCCACCAAGGGTGTGCTCACCTGGGTCACGCATTTGGTCTACACGCTGAACACGGAACTCTGCAGTCTGTCGGCGGTAAGGGGTACTGTCTGTTACTGCCATAATAAATGGCAAGCCACCGATAGCCATGTCAAAGGCGTTACCGCTTAAATCATAGTATGTAGAAAGCCGACCAGATAAATCAATTATCGTGCGCTCGGATATATCGGGTGAACGACTAGCCACTGTATCTCCTTAGGTATTAAGACATAAAATTATGAGCAGTTTAAACTCATACTCAGGAGTTAGTATTGTTTGTTATTCTGTTGGAGTTTCCTCAACAACAGGTTCTTCTTCAATCACGGGTGGCACTAGGAGTTCTACGATAAACGCATCAATCCACGCTGTTGCAGCATCTTTGTCAGCCCATGCTGTGCCATCTGGATGGTTTGGTTGATATAGAAATGGCTTGTTTTCTTCGTTTGGATTTGTTGTATCCCATACACGAATAGCAAGCGCATCATCTATTTCATAAATGTATCTTTGTTCACTCAAGGTTTTATTCCTTCCCATGTTAACTTCATCATTTTGTGGTGCTGAACACGAACCGTAGGGTCAAACCAAACATCAAACCCTAAATTATTAACACGCTCACACCATGCAATATCTTCCCCCATAATTGGAAAAGTATATTCTTCACCAGTTTCTGCATCTTTCATTGTTACTTCAACTGATTGAAACCAAGGTCGTGTTAATTTTTCAAACACTCCCTGCTTAACAGCAATAAATCCAAATCCAACGCCATGCACTTTTATTGGGTCTGTCATTTTAATTACTTGGTCATGCTTTAATGGACCACCCAATTTTTCAGGGTATGCAGTAACATCACCATTGGCTAGTAGATAAGCACCAGATACAATGTCTTTGTCAGATTCATATAGTTTCATAAAATCTGCTGCAGACCACGCAATATCAGAATCAATCCATATAAGTTTATCGTAAGTAATCTCACCCTTAAATGGTCTTGTGTCTAATATATTATTTTCTCTGCCACCATTAACAGTAATTTCTCTAGCATCTCCAACATGTGATGCGTAATGATTAGAGAAAGCGTAGGTAATACCTTTACTAGAAAGTTCCTGCACGGTTTCTAATAGGGAGTACACATAGGCACTCATTAAAGAGTGCCCTGGTGTACATATAACTACATTTACATGTTGTTGGGTCATGCTAAAGCACTAAATGTAGTTTGATAGAATTGATAAGCCGAAGGCGAATCAACCTTAATTGTTTTCCAAACTATTCCATCACCTGTAATCACAAAATCTCCATTTCCAAATGGTTGTATATCATAGTAAGAACTAACCAAATAACTACTTGGTATAGTTCTTGTAGTCCATGTTACACCATCGGTAGAGATTGCGAGGGTTCCTATTGTGTTAACGGCTGCAAATATTCCATTTGAATAAGTTACGCCACGAATATCTGCCGTAGAATTAAATGGTGATGATACTCTAGCCCATCCAGTTTGACCTGGTGCCCAACGAGCAATAGTGTTATTGTTGCCAACGGCTATTAATATATTATCACCACCTGTAGCAGCATAAAAAGTGGTGTTAGAGCATCCTGGGACTTGGGTATAGTCAATTTTATCTGAGATAGATGAAATTATACCTAGATAACCCTCATTACAACATGAGATAACTCTTGAATCAGCACCAGTTGCAGCACCAATTCCATATGTTACTCCAGTTGTAGTAATACTACTAGTTTTTGCGGTTAGAGTAGTCCAACTTGTTCCGTTGGTATTACCATAATAAAATACACCGCTAGATGCTGCAGAAGTAGTAGCAGCAGAAAAGAAGTTTCCATTTTTGAAAACAAGTTTATGTGCAGTTCCAGCAGCAGGTGCAGCACCCGTAGTTGAAAAACTAATACCGTTTGTTGAACTAAACATTGTTGCACCACCACCGTAGTTGGCTACAAAAATTCTATTATCTGGGTTGTAAGCAACACCTCCACCAGTTGAAGTTCCAATATTAAATGTTGTTTTACTATTTGTAGATGTATTAACTGTAGTAATTTCTCCATTAAAAGGAGTAACAATAATATTATTTCCTACTGCAGATTGAATTGCAGTCGCTTGTGTATTTTTTGCTACCCAAGTACTTCCAGTAAAATCTGTTCCATATATAGGATACCTATAATTACCTACTCCTATATAACCTGATGCATTATCAGATATATCAGATAATGTATAATTCGCATCAATTCCATATGTTGCAGTTGTTAATAAATCCTGATTAGCCCAAGAAGCAATAGTCGCTGATGTTGTAGCCGCTATAAAAGGAGCAGTAGAACTATTATAACCCCATACAACAAGTGTAGTTCCAAACATTTTGTAGTTACTAATAGACCAACCACCATCAGAAAGTGATGTTCCATTAGTCCAAGTTAAACCATCTGTTGAATATGCCATAGTACGGGCATTTGTAGTACTTCTAGCAACATAATTAGTTCCATTGTAAAATACTTGATTATCAATATTACCTGATGTATATGAAACAGCAGTTGGGTCCCAAGTAATACCATCAGTAGATGAATAACGCTTACCATTACCAAAGGCATAATATGTTGCACCAATAAGGTTAACACTATAAAGTGATTCATTATAAAATGGTGAAATACTATTACGAACATCAAAAGTAATTCCATCTGTTGATAATGTAAGAATACCAGAGTTTCCACCAGCCCAAAGTTTATCTGTTCCATTGCTTACTAACATTAATATGTTAGCACTAGGCATTGAGTTTGTTTGAGTTGCTGCTGTCCATGTAACAGCGTCAGTTGATGTGCGAATTGTTCCAGAAGCACCTGTTGCAACCCATCTTGTATTATGGTATTTAACTGCCAATAAAATAGATGAAGTTCCAGATGTTTGTGCAGTCCATGTAGTACCATCAGTAGAGGTTGTTGTTCTACCACCAGCACCAACGGCAACAAATATTCCATTACCATAAGCAACTGCGTTAATATTAGATGAACCAAATTGAGAAGTTCTTGCAGTCCATGTGGTTGCATCTGTTGAAGATGTAAGAGTTCCAGCGTTACCTACTGCGACATAAGCACCACCACCATAGGCAACTGCGTTAATCTGGGTTGACCCAAAGTTAGAAGTTCTTGTAGTCCAAGTAGTAGCATCGGTTGATGTTCTTAATTGACCACTCTCACCTACGGCAACATAAATACCATTACCGTATTCAAGTCCTCTTATATTAGTTGAGCCAAAGCCAGAAGTTTTAAGTGTCCAAACATTTCCATCAGTTGATGTTGATAAATTGCCAGTTTGTCCAGCAGTAACAAATATTCCATTACCAAATGTTGCAGCAAAAACAGTAGTACCCCAACCAGGATTACGGTATGACCATGCTTCTGTAGTAGTTAATAAACCTAAATTTCCACTATCAGAACCAACAATAAATGTATTATTACCAAACGCTCCACTTCTAATAATGCTACTTGTAATGAACATGCCAGTAAGATGTTGCCATGTAGTACCATTTGTAGATACTGAGTAATGACCACGACCACCAAGAGCATAATAATAATTGTTGCTTAACTGTCCTGCACGAGAAAGCCCTGGTTCAGCCTTGGATGTTCCACCAGTACCTAAAAATCCACCACCAATATCTTTGTTAGTCCAAGTAACAGTATCTGTTGATGTATGTACTGAACCAGCACCAACTACTGTCCAATTACCAACAGTTGAGTTGTACCAAACATTTTGCCCCTCACTACTCATATAACCATTAGTGGTTGCAACGGTCCAAGAATATGCATCTGTTGATGTTTCTATTCCATTATCTTCAGCAGTTGCTACTACATATTTTCCATTATCATATGCAATACCTTTACCATTACCAGTTTGTAATACGCTAAAATATTTTGTTCCAGTAGTAGTATTAGGCAATACACCTTGAGGGGTAAATGTTAAGTCAGAAACAGTATTATTTAAAGTAATATATTTTCTTCCACCATTTGGTATGGTTAAAGATTGATTATCTGTAGTTGTTGAAACAACATAATTATTAACGGTTGACCCTAGTGAATCAACACCTACCACATAAGTTCCAGCAGCAATAGGAGTTGTGTATGTATAAGTTCCGTTCGTAGATTTACCATCAAATAAAGCAGTTGTAGCGCCATATGGTAATGCAGTGGCGGAACTGCTTGCTGCAGGAAATACTGAAATACCCATTACGCTATCTCCACTCCGCTAATGTGAAAATCAACTGATGTTGATGATGCACTACCAGCAATTATTTGTGTTGCAGGAACCACTTGCTTAAGGTCAAAGAAAACAGATGAGTTAGCAGCAATAGACACACTGCCAATTAGGTCAATGGCATTGATAGTCATTGATGCTGTTACTGCAGCCGTTGTTGGGTTGCAAATAACTATGTTAGTTACTACCGCCGTTGTTCCAGCGGGAGTTGTATATAGGGTTGTTGATGTAGTCGCTGCCGATGTACGAGCAAGGACTTTTGTTACAGTAGCCATTAGTTACTACCTTTCTTAGAATACGCCCATTATGGCGTTGATTTTTGTTTCGTCTGTATAAGAATTAGCGATGCCAAGCGTTACATCGCCAGAGGTTCCACCGCCTGTTAAACCAGTGCCAGCGGTAACTCCAGTAATGTCGCCAGGGTTTGGGGCTGCCCACTCTAAGCCAGTAGCGGTTGCGCTATTAACTGAAAGAACATAACCATTGGTTGAGGCAACAGTTAAGGCTGATGGAGTAGAGGCTCCAGTTGCAGATACAAGGGTACCTTTTGCAGTCCAAAGGGCTTTGTCTACGAAGTTAGATGTATCAGGTGCTACTAATTGCCAAACACTACCTGAGTAAACTTTCATAGCAGAAAGCACTGTGTTGTAATACAAAGCACCAGTTAATAGTGGGTTGCCATCGTTATCTACTGTTGGGTCAGATGACTTATTACCTAAGTATCTGTCATCAAACTCGTCATAGATAGTAGCAGCACTAGATGCAGATGTTGCAGCAGATGCAGCACTTGTTGCTGCAGCAGTTTGACTTGCTGCAGCAGATGTAGCCGAAGTAGCAGCAGCAGTGGCGCTGGCTGCAGCGCTTGTGGCGCTAGTAGTAGCAGCCGTAGCAGAAGCAGCAGCGGATGTAGCGCTGGTAGTCGCAGCAGTTGCACTAACAGCAGCACTGGTTGCACTTGTAGCAGCAGCACTTGCTGATGAAGCAGATGAGGTAGCACTAGCATCAGCAGAAGTTGCACTCGTGGCTGCAGCACTAGCAGAGTTTGCTGCACTTGTTGCAGAGGCTGCGATTGTAGCCACAGAAGCAGCAGCGGTAGTTGCACTAGCAGCAGCGCTTGTAGCGCTAGTTGCTGCACTTGTTGCGCTGGTTGCTGCTGCAGTAGCAGAGGCTGCAGCACTTGTTGCTGAGGTTGCAGCAGCAGAAGCGCTAGTTGCAGATGATGCAGCAGATGCTTCTTGTAGAACAAGAATTGCATCTACATAAGATTTAGGTGCAGCAGATGAACTAGACATACCAGCAGATGAAAGACCTGTGATTGTTCCAGCACCACTAACAACAATGGCTGCTGTTGAAGTTACCGTACCTGTAAGAGTTGCACCGTTAATAGTTGGAGTTGTAAGAGTTTTGCGAGTAAGGGTTACTAATTGGTCTGAACCAACTATTGAACCATCGCCTGATACGAGTCCATGCACATGTGTTTGTCCAGCGTTAGAAAGAATAGCAGTATCTGCATCGTAGCCACGGGCTGCAATGTGAGTTTGTTCTTCTCTAAAATCACGACCAGATACACCATGGCGTACGGATGTACCAGCAGTATGAGAAACCGCAAGGGTTGAGTCTTGACCACGGACAACTTGAAGTGTTGTTCCAACCACAGATATACAAGTAACAACTTCTTCTTTGTTGGTATCTGGTGCAAAAATTAATGTAAATGGAACAGCAGGGTAACCACTAACAGATACAACAGAAACGCTTGTGGTTGTATCACCAGTTGCTGCTGATGAAATAGAGTTAACGAGCGTTGTTTCAATTGCCGTGGCGGAAAAATTCCGCTTGAGTACGCCTGGGTCGCCTGCTGCCATGGTGGGGTTACCTTATCTCTGATAGTGTGAACGAATAGGGAATTGACGGCGTTGGTTCTCCGCTACTTCCTTAAGACGAGTGTTGTAAATATTGAACAAGAAGCGTGATGCGTTTTCACCACTTCGTGCTCCACGCTGGTTATCAAGCACATCTGCTTCTGCAGATAATGCGCCAAGGCGTGATGGGTCTAGGAAAGAAATCATACGAAATGCTGCGCCATAGATAACTACATCTTCTGAGTAGTCAGGCATGCCAGTTACTGTTGAGTATTCTTGTGTAACTGATGGTAATTGTGTAATGTCAAAAAGTGTTGGGCGTTTTGAGTAAGCCACATTGACAATACGACCTGGAACTACTGCTGAGTAGATACCAAGGGTATGTCCAAAGGCACCGCCTGTGCCGTACTGTGCTGGGTTTGCTGTTCTATCTAATTGCCATGCACGCACTGGTAACCACTCTTGAGATGGACCAATGACATGGTGAGTTACAGACAAGATATTCTGTATTACATCAGGAACATCATAAGTTGTACGAGCAGCAATAAATGAAAATTGATATTGACCAACGGCAAATACATCTGGATACATTGCATTAAGTGTGTCGTTAATAGCACGCTTAATTTCAAAGCGTGGAAATAATGGGGATACTATTACTTTAGATGAATTATCATGCGTTGTTGCAATGGTGCCACGCTGCCCACGACCCCACGGTGCAAGGGTAAGGGTATTGTCAATGTTATTTGTAGAGGTAACATACATAACTTCATCGCCAATTTGAATAAAACCACGGCTTACAACATTAGAATCATAAACAGAAATAGTTGTTTGGGTTGTAGTTGTTATAGCGCCAGTTAACCATGTAGTTGATTCCATGTTTAAACTGTAGCCATGTAAAAGTGTATCTACACGGTCAGTAAGTTGTTCAAGAGTGCTCACAGGTCTATGCTCCTTAAGGCTGATACCGCCGACTTGCCTGTTGTACCAGCAAGTTCATTACATACTGAGTTTAAACCTTTGTAGTTATTTGGTTGACGAGATGAACTAGCCTTGTAGTTCAGCGCTCCTAATAAATCTTTACCAGTAGTGCCAGCCCATTTATTGGCTGCACCTGGTGCATCTAGGAAAAGAGTGCGGTTTGGATATGTGCCAGAATTGGCAAGTCTATTTAACTCAGCAACGAGTGTGGAGCCTGCATAACCTGTAGCCATAATTACTTGCCTTTCTTTTGTGCTGCTCTCATGTTGTCCACAAGATTGGGATACTTTCTGCCAGCCTTTTTAGCAGCAGCCTTGGCTGATGCTTTAGCAGTAGGTGAAAGCGGTGTTGATTTTTTCTTAGGGTTGGGTTTATCCCATACTTCTTTTTTAGCCATTACCATTTCACCTTATCTGCCCAATACGCTGCACTCATTTTGCCTTTGGCAATGTTTGTAGCGTGACGAGCCTTAAACGATTTTTGTCTTGCTGTTGGAGTCTTATCTCCACTAACACCCTGTTGACCAAAGCGAATAGTTTTAACCTGGTCACCAGACTTTGCCACAACTACATGTGACTTTGTTGGATGGCTCGGTGTGCGCTTAGGCTTATTAAAACCCGACACTCCTGCTCGCTTTAGTCTTGGGTCTGACATTTGTTTTTACTTTTCTCCGAGAGTAGTTGGATTGTTAACCTCAGGGGCAGGGATGCCATACGGGTCAATAGTTCCAAACTTGCCATCTGCATTAACGGTGTTAGTTCCGCATCCACATACTGCACACATAATTACATACCCTTTTTCTTAAGCATTGCCATGCCCTTTTTCATTTCTTTAGCCTTTGCGCCTTTTGATTCAGCCTTCTCAGCCATTGCATAAGCCTTCTTCTTCATTGCTGGTGATACTTTCTTTTTCATTGTAGCCATTGTGTTTCCCCTTTGTGTGATTACTTTTATATCTCCACCGACACTTATGTTGTAGTCAGCAGAAATCTTAATTGCTCTACGAGCAGCAAACTCTGCTGCCTTCATAGAGTTCTTACTAAAGCCAGTGGCTAGTGCACCAAGGGCTAGGCTTCCTCCGCTACCAACTGCGTATAAGCCACGGTCATCTCGTGACCAAAGATAATCCTGGTCTACTTCATAAATGATTCCGTTTAAACAGATAAGAGCATCAAAACCAGAATCTGGATTCTTGACTGTATCTGGCTCGTATCCATTATCTTTCATAGTTTCACGCAGAGAGGGTAAGACTTTGGTCTGCATAAATACATCTACTGATATTGATTTAATAACCTTAGGTGGTGTCCAAAGAAAGTTTGCTATGTTGCCAGCAATGGCATCGCCTGAGAAGGCAAATACATAGTCACCCTTTTTAATAACTTTATCCATACCTTTTGCATAGTACGGTTTGTCATCATAGGTAGTCATGGAATCTGCTGCTATTACTGCCCAGCCTTTTCCCTGAATACCTACGATGGCAGTCATGTTTACCCCTTAAAACTATTGGTGTTTGCATCGTAGGCTTTGCCTACTTTATTTGAATCATCTATTGCTTTTTGCACCTGCCTAGTAGAAGTTCCTGCTGGTTGGATTCCCTGATTACGAGCATCCTTGTAAAGGTTTAATTCTTTATCCCATTTTTTCTGAGACATACCTTTGTTACTTGCAGCATCTCCTGTAGATAGTTGGAGAGTACGAGCCTTACATCCAAAGCATGAGCAAAATTCTGAATCAGTATGGTCTGGGTTTTCTTCTGTTAATCCCCAGTCTGACCATGGTTCTGGTGAGGTGGCATTGCACTCTGTGCAGCCAAACAACTTAACCTTAAAAATCATTTGTCCGTCTACTAAATCGTATCCGTCTTTTACTACTTTACCAATATGTCCTTTAACTGAACAATTATACTTCTGTAATGTATTCCCCATAATTGCCCCCGATGCTTGCGTTTGTTAAACGATTCTTAGTTGCCTCGTCAATAATATATTCATGTCCACCTAAGTAGACTTCTGTTGCTGTGGCAATTTCAGTTTGTGCGGGGTAGCGATAAGAAGAATACATACCATTTATCATCATTACTGTTACGCCACGAGCAATGGAATAACGCTCAAGGAGTCTGTGCCAGCCCATAGGTGTTTCTTCAACACTGGGTGTTACAAATTTATACTCTGCCACTGTTCCTCCTTATTGGTGTAGAGAGAGGGCAAGCGAACCTGCCCCCTCAACTACAATTACTTTATGCAGAGATGGATGAACCATTTTCAATGCGGTAAAGTGCTGCTTCACGGTAAAGTGAGAAGCCAAGTACGCCGTACCAACCGATTGGTCGGAAACGAAGTAACTTGTCTGTAACTGGACCGATAACAACATTTGGTTCTTGAGCAACAGCCTCAGCAAGTGCTTGCTTACCAGCAACAATTGTGCGGTAAACAGCAGTTACTGGAGTAACTGTTACTGTCGCTCCAACTGTGACCGCAGCAGTGTTTGCTGTGTCTACAGTAATTGTTGTTGTTGAACCTGATGTAGACAAAGATACAATCTTTGCACCAGATGCAATACCTGTTGCTGCAATCTTATCTCCTGCTTCTGCAGTAGTAGCGATTACAGATGAAGAAGCCACACCGATTGTAAGTCCTGCTGATGTTCCAGCAACAGTTACTGTTGTTGTAGCAAGGGCAGAAGCATCTGCGCCATCTACGCCACGATACATACGAGGTGTCTCAACAAAGAAAGCGCCTTCGTAGGTTCCGATTGAGCCAGCCCAGAAGTTGCCTGTGCCAGTCTCTGCGTACTTGTGCATGTCGTTCCATCCACCAACGCCAGTTTCTGCACGAAGGTCGTGTGAAACTTCTGGGTGGATACCTGTCCAGTAAAGAGAACCTTCACGAGGAACAGCCTTGTTTGAACGAAGTTTAGCCACAGCACGGCGGATGTTAGCAGCAGTGATTGTGTCAGATGCTGTAACTGTCGCTGTTGATGTGCGTGTTCCACCATAGATAACATTTGTTCCTTGGCGGAGAGTATTCATGGCTAGTCTGTCTAGTGAGTCAGCCATGTTGTAAGCGATGATGTCTGCTACTGCAGGGTCAACATCGGATAGTGAGAACAGTTGCAACTTGCGTGTTACAAGTGATGCATTTCCGTACTCGTTAAGTGTTACAGAAACTGTTGTTACATCTGACAGTGCTACTGCATCTGGGTCAGTTGTTTCTGAGAGTGTTGATGTTGCTGGTGCCAAGTCGTTGTAAATTGAGAATACAACACTTGAACCTGGCATTGCCTGTTGAGCAGGGCGCTTGTCGGCTACTGAACGAATCAGTGGCTGTGAACGAAGCGCAAACTCTACATAGCGGTCATACGCTGTTTTGATTAAGCCAGCGAGTGCTGACGAATCTGTGTATGCCATGTGGGTTCACCTCCTGGTGATTGGTAGTTTGAGTTATTGAACTGAAACACCGAGTAATGCACTGAGTTCTGCAGCACTTTTAGCATTAAGAATCTTTGACATTGAATCTTCATCCACTCCTGGAGGAGTACCTGTTGATACAACATCGTTAATTCTTTTTTGTGCTTGTAGTGCTGGGTTGTTTGATGCTTGGCTTTCGCCTTCTTTGGCATCTTGGTTAACACCAAATACATCGCCGTATTCATTAAGCCAGTTGTTAACTGCTTCTTCCGAAGCATCTAAGTCCTGGGGTATAAACGCTGCGACCTTTGGGTTAATACCTTTTGAAGTCAACACATCCTTTACGGTGCGTTGACGAGTCTGATTCTTTAGAGTTGTTGCTTCTACTTCAAGTTCTTTCAAACGCTTTTCTAGCGTTTTATTTACCCTGCGTAATTGCTTGACAACATCCTGAGGCTCAAAGTCCTCATCTAAATCGTCATCGTCATAATTGGTAGCCATCTACCTATCTCCCTTGTTAGTTGTTGTATTCGCAATCCACATCACGGTTCGGGGAAACCATAATGGCTATTGCTACCAGTCTTGTTACGCTCATCTGGGCTGGTGGGTCTGATGAGGATTCTATTATATGTTGCTTTGTGTCTTAAGCGATGCGCTTGAAATACCACTTTGTCCAGCAAAGCGAGCCTGCTCACGCAGTGCTCTGCGCTGTGACTCAAGCATCTGTTGTTGGTCACCACCAAGGGTTGATGCTACGGCTTGAAGTTCATTGTAACCCTTATCGCTTTCAATACTGGCAAGACCGCTTTGAATATTAGCCAAGAGCCTAGCCTTACCAAAAGATTCTTTAAGTGAGTTAAGGTCAGAGGTGCCAGATACATTGATGTAACTTTCAGCAGCAGCCTTGTCCAAGTCAAACTTGTACATCTCTGCAGCAGCACCAATCTCAGAAGCACGAATCTGCTTCTTAACAATATCCATACCCAACTTAGGGTCAAGAAGATATGAGATAGCGCCTGTAATGTCTACGCCGTAGTACTCGTTAAGGGATGCAAGAACATCTGTGTTTTTCTTTACCTTGTCAGATGCTATAGCCACACGCTGTTCGTATTCTGCAACAGATACTTGATTAGCAATAACTGTTCCAAGTTTTTCTGTAGTTCCAAAAATCTTATCATCCAAACCATAAGCCTTAAGGATACTAGTCATGCCTTTTTCCATAGAAATATATGTGGCTTCATTAATTGCACGACCAGCCTTAGAAAGAGCAGCCATACCAGGAAAGCGTGCTTTATATTCATCTGTTCCTACAAGGTTAATTTTAATTTGAGATGCAGATAAATCTTGTTTAATGTAACCATCAATAACATCTGCCAAACTACCAAGTCCTGCTAGTTGCAGATTAGCCCTAAAATCTTCTAGCGCAGTAGTAACCGCAGCACGGTTAGTAATTTGTGCAGTAGAGGGTCCAGTTGAAACATTAGATACAGATGAACCATCTTTCCCAATTGGTCCTACATATCCTGCTGGTTTAGTGCCCTGCAATCCTCCAGTAAATTCCCAAAGAGATATACCTTGTTTTGCTGCAGTTGCTTCATTGATTGCTTGACCAACTGATACCCCAGTTAATCCTTTAGCCCTAGCATCAGCCATTACTTTAGAGTATTCTGCTGCGGTTAAATCTCTGGCTGGGTTATATGAGTCACCATACTTATTCATTGTGGCTTCTACGCCACCACGCTGTTTTAAATATTCTTGTGGTGTTATACCTTGGGAACTAGCATTGGCTGTAATAACACTTTTATTAGTGGCTGATAGTTTGTTAAAATCAGTAATAAAATTATCTGCAATGTCTGCCATTATCCTATGAATCCAAACTGCTTCATTAAATCAAGCGCTGTATTTGAGTATGTTTCTTTAGCGTTCTTTGTGTATTGCCAGAGAGGGTCAGATTTAACTTGCTTGTTAAACTCAGCAAAGGTACGAGCATTGCCTGTAGTTGGGTCTACAACCTTAGCCATAAGGTCTTTCCAAGTAAGATTGGTTGAGTCAACCTCAAGTAATGTAGCCATCTGATTACGATAACTATTTGTTACCTCATATAATGAACGACCTTCTTTGATAGAAGAAGCAAATGGCTTATACAAATCCATAGCCTGAGCCTTCATCTCGTTAAGATAATACTGTTGGTCACGACCATCTGTTGGGTCCAGGAGTGAACGCTGGATTGTATTAAGATAGTTGTTGTCAATAGTAATGCCGTAATTAAGAGCCTGCTTCTTAATGTTATCTACTGCTGAACCAATAGTTCCACCGCCAGTAAATAACAACTGAGCGTTGTCTCCTAGGTGTTGAAGAATTTGAACATCGTTCCAACCATTTTTAATTGCATCCATTGCAATACCTTGAATAGTTTTGTTGTTATCAATTACTTTGCCAGTTACTGGGTCTATCTGTTGTGCACGGATGCCTAGTTTCTCAAGACTTGCAGCCACATTTGCTGTATTAAAATTTAACTTTTCTGCAAAGACTGCAGCATTGCGTGGGTCATTTGTCTCAATAAAGAAAGAGCGTAGGCTAGGTAGTGTGTCTTGCCACCAAGTGGTTTGCTTAAGAGCCTCTGTAAAAGTAGCCTCTGTCCAGTTTTCTTTTTTGGCAGTTGTAAACAACTTGTCAATTTGAGCCTTGTATTCCTTAGGCAATGTTTTAAATGTAGCCTCAAGGTAACCAACCCAAGCAGTTTTAATTTTGTCTGCTTCTGGAGTTTTTGAAACAACACCAGAACCACTAGGCTTAGTTGTTGTGCCAGATGTTGTGACAGTTGGCTTACTAGTTGTTACTTTTGGTGTAACAGTAGAACCGCTTGCGTATGCGGGAGTACCTGGTACTAAACTTTCACCCATTGGTCCATAACGAAGTTCAGCATTTCCTTCTGATGAAACAAAAGGATTTTTTCCATCGTATGTTTCAAGGGCTGTTTTAGCCTTTAATACTTCTGCTGGTGTTCCATAATCTTCTGCACGCTGTAATGCTTCTTGAAGTTTTGCACGCTCTTTAGCGGTTTTTTCATTAGCAATAGTTGAGCGCTCAGCCTTGTCAATTTTTTCTAAATCTTCAATACGCTTTTCAGCATTTTTCTTTGCAACAAGCGCTTTTTTGTATTCAGTTGAACCAACCTTGGCTCGTGCTAATGCTTTTTTAATTTGCTCCAAGCCAATATATTCTTGGCGTAATTTTTCAGCAGCAGTAGGTGTATCTGGGCGATTGTAACGGGTAGTTGTTTCAGCCATTACTTTCTCGCCTTCTGTACATCAGCCTGAATAGCGTTATAGATAGCATCTAAATAGCGATTCTCTTGACGAGCCTCAAATTCAGGTGTGCTTTGAAGAAATGACATTACAGCCTGTTGGCGACCAGGTGCACCTGTATCTTGAGACTGACTGAGGTAAATGTTAAGAGCCTTTTTGTAATCAACACCTACACCAGAGCGACCAAACATCTGTGTAAACAAAGACTGAACATCTGCTTCGGCATCTTGTCGTGTAACAACAGGACCTTTTGCATTGCCAGAGTTGTTAGCCTGTGCAGTTTTAATTGCATCTGCAAGTTGCTCAGCAACAGTTTTCTTTTCAGTCATTAGATTACCACCGTATCATTTGAAAAATAGCGATTGATGAATTGCTCAAACTCAGGGCTTCCTGCGATTAAGTTGGTTCTAAACATATCAAATGCTGCAGCAACATCTGCGTTTGAATTGGCATCTATACTGCGTGAACCGCCTGCTGCATCTCTTTGTTTAAGGATTTCTGCAATTTGACTTCGTGCTTCTAGGTAAAGAGCCATACTCTTTACTACTGCACGGTCACCATTTTGAGCCATCCATTTTTTATCTTTAAGTGCTTTTTCAAGAACATCAACACGGCGTGCATACTTAGCACGGTCAGGGGATACATACTCAGAATACCAGTCAAGATTATCTCCTGCCTTCTGTTGAATCCATATTGACTTAGCCTGCTTAACAATATCCATTTCAGGGTCACTGTCATCGGCTATTCCGTTTTGAATCTTGTAAGCATTGATTGCTTGTTCTAGTTGCTGATATTCAGCCCAACCACGCTTGATGTTTGCTTCACGAAGCAACTCACCTGGAGTACGGTTTTGACGGTATGTGCTACCGCCACCTGGGGTGGCACCTTTGTTGTATTGCCATTGATATGCAGCCTGGCTAAATGTGTAGGCGTTGTCGCCATCGTCAGCCAAGAAGCCCATCAACTCAGGGTTACCTTTACCCTCAGCGTATGCCATAAGGTCACTGTGCTTGCGTAGGTTGCGTACTGTTTGGATGCTAGGTTCTAGCCCTCCTTCGTTCTTAGATAGGCTCACAGTGGCTTCAAAGAAGTCTGGATACTGCTCTAGGAACTTAGCCTCAGCCATGCCGTATACACGCTCACCAGTTGTTGGGTCACGGTAGTCAGCATATTGAGTCTGGTATTGACGGAAAGTTTGAGCGTAGAAATCAACCTCAGGTGCAATAGCAAATGGCGCTGAGATAGATGTCAGAGCACGAAGGAAGAAGAACTTGTTTGTCTTATCCTTAATCTCTGTCGGAGTTGGAGCATCTGTACGCTTGCCTTGGTTATAGAGATAAGTCTCATAACGAAGCATCTGGTTATATGAACGAACATAAAGTTCATCCTGTCGCCATACTGTAGCAAGACGGCGTATAGCCGATGGAGTAAAAATATCAACTGCATTTTGTGGAGAGCCTACTGGGAAGAAAGGCTTAAAAGCATCTTCTAATTCAGGGCGTTGCGAAAGAATTAAATATGCAGGCAAAGTGGCGTATGGACCAAAACCTGGGTTACCTGGTTGACCTTGTGTAATTACATCAAGGCTTTGTAGTGGGATGCTTATGCTCTTAAATGAGTTTTCAACTACTGGTTTCCATGATGATGGCAATGCATTGATAAATGATTGCGGTACATTAACAACAAGGCTTGCACCTTGGCTTCCTTGTAACTGCTCAGCACTTGTAAGACGGTTACCATCACGGTCAACAATCATCTGACTATTAACAACTTGTGCAATAGTGCGTGCTGCTGTTGCAACTAACTGTGGATTATCCATAGCCATACCGCCCCAGCGCTTAATAGTATTCTCATAGGCTGCGTAGAACGGGAATAGTAATTTTACTGAACGGCTAGATGATGCACCAGTACGGCGAACAATAGTGAACAATGTACGCTCAACTTCTTGGCGTGCTGTTTCACGAGCATTAGATACTGCACGGTTAATCTCATCTGGAGTTAAACGGTCAACACCTTTAGCATCTGCCATAGCAGCAATGTTTAAACGAAGTTCTTTTTCGTATACCATTGTAACCATAGGATGACGAGCAAATGTATCTTCTGGCATTGAGCCAAGGAAACGCATAACACGGCGGTTAATAGTATCAATAATACGCTCTTGGTCTTTGTATTCCTTTGATGAAGTAACTAACATACCGTTGAGTGGCTTCAAGTTTTCAGGATTCTTACCAAAGCGTTCTACAAGGAACTGTTGTACTTCTCCACCAGAAAGTGGTTTGCCAGTTTCTTTAGCAGCGCTAAGCATAAGTGCTGTTTCATTATCTGGAATATAAGAAGCAACTGCTTGACGAGTCTCGTGCAACTTAGCCATAAGATGTTCGTCTAATTCGCCACCTTTTAACTTAGTAACACCTTTGCCAGCACCTACAAGTGTGTAGGCTTCTGTTGCATACATTGCACCTTTGCTTGTACGGAACCAATTAAGGATTTTTTCATTATCCTCACCGTCAAGAATCCTACGAACTACTGGGTCCATAATGCCTGACTCAGGGTCACGGAAGTGCATATTCAAAATGTTTGCCCAACCCTCAAAGTACTTAGGGTCTGCAGGGTCAATAGTGCGAACTGAGCGTGAACCAATACCTGCCATAAACGCCATCTCTTGTGAAGATACTAATGCGTTCCATGTGCTTTCAGCAGATGTGCGACCAAGGAACCATGATGCTTCTTCAAAAGCCCTAGGCAATGTGTAGTTAATACCGTTTGCTTCATAGTTAAAAGTTCCATAACCTGTACGCTGTTTGACTGCAGTTGATTCTGCACGGTCAATAACAGCACCTAAGCGTGAGAACAAATCATCTAAGTGAGCATGAGATTGTGCATAGTCACGAGCAAGATTAGCAGCAGCATCTTCAACGCCATTGTTAATCATTGCGTTAACTGAATCTTCTGTGTAATAAGGAGAGACTGCGTAGTCTTTCTTTTGTAAACGAGCCTGCTTACCAGCCATGCGTTTTGCAGCACGGCGTGATTGAGGCGTATTAAGGCGTGGTTCAAGACCGACAGTGGCATCCATATCCCAGACTTGTGCTTCTTTTTCCATCCTGGATTTAATGTATGCATTTACCTCAGCAGTACGACCCTTTTCTCCAATAGATTCTGGAAGGGCAATATGTGAAAGACCGCCAGCACGCTTGTCATCAGCGACAACAGCACGACCATATCCGTTTTCACGCATGTATTTAAACACTGGGTCGCTAGGGTCACTCCAACCTTTTGTCTTAACCCATGATTTAAAGTTAGTAATTTTGCCACCGAAGGCAGCATCACGAAGTTCTAATGGGATGTCAGACCATTGCTGTAAGTACAAAGGCTTGCCGTATACACGGTATGGCTGAACATTACCTTTAGTTGCACCAACACGAAAGATAGGGCGATTAGACCAGTTCTTAAATAGAACTATCTCTGCTTCGTCTGTATCTGCTGCAAGCACAAGTGTTTCGTAATCAATGCTTTTAACTTTTTTCCATTGTCCAGCAGAATCTTTATATTCAACAAGTTTGCCAGCATTGACTGCATCAATCATATCTGATTGGAGTCTAAGAGTTGCTTCATTGAGTACATCTGCACGCTTCTCAGATGGGAGAGTTCCACCTTCTGGAGTTGGCTTTTGTCCAAGACGACCAGGGCGACCTGTTGGCGTAGGGATGTATTGTTCAACTGATTGAATAATGCCACCCTCGGCATAACGGCGTGCAACTGCAGGTGATGCAGATGTAGCCAAGGCACGAGTCTTATCAAGTTCAAACGAACCAGGTGCACCATGATAAAGAGTAACTGACTCTAGGTCAGCAAGTACTCCTTTAAGTGTGCGAAGTTCTACTTCAAATGCAGCCTTCTCTGCCTGTGCAACAGTAATTGCTGCTTCGCCAGTAATGTCAGAAGTTATAGCCTGAGTAAATCCTCTTACAGTTTTACCAACACGCATGCCTTCAAGTTCGGCAATACGAGTAGAAACTTCTTTAGCCAGTTGTTGGCGACCCATATCAACTGAGCGAAGCATGTCAAACTGAGAACTAATTTCATTTTGAATAACATTAAAGTCATCTGTTTTACCAGTCATAACATTAACATTGTCAATAATGCGATTAACGCCTGCTTTACGGTTGTTAAAGAAACGACCAACTGCAGCCGAACCACCTGAGGCAACCGCAGATGGGAGAGCAAAACCCTTAGCCATCATAGATAGTTGTGCTTCTGTAAGGTTACGAACTGTGTAACCAAGGCGCATCAATACAGATGTTTTGAAAATATCATTGATTGTGTCAAGTGAAGCCATTGATTTTTGAGTGCGGATGGCTAAGTTATCAACATCAATACCTTGCAAAACGGTTGGAAGTATACGCTCGTGGGCATCAACACCCTGTTTAAGACGAGCAAGGTCTGCAATGACTACTGTGTTTGCTTGTTCACGCTCAAGTAATGGAGACTTAGCATTAACAAACTGGTCACCATCAAAATACCCAAGGAAACCTTGGTTGTTATGGCGCTCAATTAGCGAAGCACGGCGTGCATCATAAATTTTGTAAATCTTATCTAATGTATCTTGGTCGTAATTAGGAAAAAGAGTGTTGATTGCACGGCGCTCTGCTTCTTTAATAATGTCAAGACGGGCAGCAGGAGATGCTGCTCCTAAGTAACGGTCAGCAAGTTCTCTTGATGCTTCTTGGAACTTGTTACCAGATAGGTCATTTGTCTGTCTTAAGAAAGTATTAAACTCCATATATGAGTTACCATCGTTGACACTGAATACACCGCTTGGTACTTCTTCATTAAAGAAATGAACTATTTTAACTAACGGATGAAGTGATGTCTTAAGATAAGTAATTGATTCAGAGTCACCAAATGTGCGAGCAGACATCTTTTTAGCCTTGGCAACTGCACTAAAGCGTGAATCTTGTAAAAATTGTTTTTCAAATCCATAACGGAAAGGGCGACCAGTAGCAACCATTTCGTAAGATGCAAGGAAGGCTGGGTCTGTCTTTTTTAAATCTTCAATGTATGAACCAATAGCATTGTTATATTCAGGAGTTGTAAGAACATCTCCATCTAACTTACCATCCATCAACTGGCGTTGTGGGTGAGTTGGACCATCGGTAATGTTGTCAAATATCAAAGCAAGTTCTGAATCTTTTTCTGCAATTTCAGACATAGCCTTTGTATCTTTAAGCATAACAGCACGGAAGATTGCAACTACTTCTTCTTTGGTAGTAGCCTTGCCAAACATGTAAGCCAAGGCATCAGGGTTAGTTACTTTTTTCTTTGCCCAGTAACCATACTGACCTTTAGCATCTGTCTGTGCTAAGAACTCAA